ATAGCATTGAATGATTGCATATTTGAACCCGCGTTGGAACCAATGGCAATCGCACTCACGCCTTGCTCAGTTGCACCAGAATCCAAACCAATCGCAATAGCTTGAATATTTTGTGAAATCATCGCCGCATTCGCACCAATCGCAATGGATGTAGCACTCTGACTGTTCGCACCCGCATTTGTGCCTATCGCAATCGCATCATCCATTTGTGTAAAGTGTCCCGCTTTGGAACCCAACGCAATTGTTCGTGAAAACCAATTACCTTCATAATTGGATGAACCAATCTTAATTGGAGAGTCATCATCTACACCCAATATAATGACACCATTGGATGTAAGAATATTTGATGTGACTTGGAATGCCGTCACCGCATTCGCCATAAGAAGGGTTCTAAATGTGTTCGCATCTTGCTCCGCCACAACTTGCAAGTTAGATGTAATATTACTTAAATAACGACCATCACCGTGATAATAGAAAGCAGAAACATTGCCATACACAGTGAAGACATTATCTTCGGGATATAAATCTTCGAAAACTGCAATATCACTAATGGAAATCAAGTTTTGTGGCTCTTCATTCGCAAAACCTGTTAATCCATACGGAACACTCATCGCCGTTGGAAAACCTTCGAATCGAATGGTATTACCAGTTGCATTACCAATCTCTGTAATTGAGTGCAAATTCATCTGATCCGAAAATGCACCAAAGTCATAAAGTTGTTTTTGAGTAGGGTCATAACCTACTAAGTTTGAAGCGTCCTTATTAAAAGCCAAGTTAAACTCGAGAACTCCGCCTCCGCCTCCGCCTTTCACCATATTTAGAATAACGGTAGAAAATAATTGATATTAGTTTGCATACATTACAGCAGCCATACCGTTCTGAACCCTAAGTATATTATAACTTATAGCGTAAGTAGGCCATGTAATTTCATAGTATAAACTGTGGAGTTTGAAACTAGAAATGCGACTAAAATTCAATGTTCCTGTTGGCTGAAGCTGAGTTACTGATAGACCGAAAGCCCAACACATAACATCGGGAATCTGAGTATTGTTTGTCTGATAGTAAGCCGGGATATGAACAAAGTGAGGAACACAATAACGATAATTTGTTAGATCCTCACCATTTATTGAAATTTTCATTTTATTGTAATTAATGTTGATGTCACCATCAAGCCGTGTATCAGAGTTGATAATGGCTTTTACCGGGTGATTAAATGTCAACTCCTGGACCAATTCACCACTGGCCGCTGTCTCCTGAACCTGGGTAATAAGCAGATCAATTGGTCTTGACCTAAGGGACCTTCTTTCTTCTTCACCCAAGTGATAGAAATAAGCATAACATTCCCAATTGTAATATTCTGCTTCTACACCCCAATACACCCTAACTTCTACATCGTGATATTGCATCGCACACAATGGAATTGCGGATTGCACATTTTCACAGAAGAAGAAACGGAATGGGAAGAAATATGATGTCCCTGACAAACCCTTGTGAGAACCGTAGAAACTCTTACTAATGTTGTTCGCCAAGAAATCAATAGCACACGCCTCGGTAAAAAGGGAAGTCTGACGATCCACTAACTGTCCCCCAATATAAAGCTCGCAGTAATCCACCAAAAGTGTCCAATCTGCTTCTCTCCACGCTTCACCAAATGGTTCATATTCTGGTGCAATGTACATGTATCCAAGTAAATCACCTAATTTATCAACTTTAATTGTTGAAAAATTACCATGTTTAGGCATACCAGTCATCTTCAATTGATCAACCCCCATTGAAAAATTTGTGTGGCGTTTGTATGTCGAGTTAAAAAAAGAAATTTCTGGGTCACCTGTCAAATGGACATCTTGGGCTCCCAAGGTGACAAGTCTCGCTGCTGCTGAACTCATCCTTTTAATTATTAATCATATTTTTTTAAAAGAGAATAAACATGATTGATAATTTTTAATTTTTTAAAGGAATTAATTTATGGAAGAATAACACTTGGGGACAAACATTTGAACCTCAAGATGAACATATTTTCATCGGTTCCCACTGCTGGGTTTGGAATAGTGTTTCCGGATTCATCTAAAAGTGAAACAGTTAGACGATCAACTCTTCTAATAATACTTGGGTATTCATTAGAAATTTCATAATATGATTTTTCTCTAAAATTAATAACTTGGTCAGATGCACCTGTATGGTCTGAAGATAAAGCAACACTCGCAAAAGCACCTCTAACACGAGAAATCGCTCCTTGTCCATTCAAATCTTCAGTGGTTCTATCATTGAAAATACTATTTAATTCATTAATAGAAATATACAAATGTTGAACACTATCGGCACTGTGAATGTGTGTCGCCAAAAGTTTTGCTTGCACAACATTTTTCATTGGCTCAGTTAAATAAACAGAAAAAGTATTTTTACTAGCCTGATCTAAACTATCGACTGTCACCGTGTAATAATCGTACTTATTATCAGGCAAATCCATTATACTATATGTTTGGTTTTATTTTTTAGATAAGTGGCTCACCAATACCGCCGACAACTTCATAATCGGATTGGTCGTAGACAACTTTTTGGATGCCACAGACACCCCCTGGTGTTAAGTCCTTAGTGTATGGGGAACCCTTAGCTTCGCCTGGAACGCATTCCAAGGAGTATGGGAGTTCAGACAAATTTTGGACGTTCTTTTCTTTAATAGCAATTTCATGGAGAGCATACTTAGATGTTCCCTTGAACATTTGGACTAGGACAGCAAGCGCGAAGAGAATGACAATCCACCTGAGCATTTGTTTGGTAGTCTTGTTCATGCCTTTCATTTTGATATATAAATACTTAAGAAAAAAAGTGAGTTAAAAACGAAAAGATAATTTAAACAATAAGAGTATAATGGTGGACGAAATTTTACTCGACCGTGGTGAAGGCACAACCATGAATCTTAATGAAGACGAGCAGCGCCTGTGGGACGAAATTGAGGTTTCAAAACAAAAAAGAATGAAACCCGTTAAAAGACCAGGTGCGAAACCCAGGCGCCAACCTGAAGCCGTCGTTCAAGAAGAGTTAGATGCATTTGCCAATCCAATGAAACAACAGGATGAAACGCCACAACAACCCATGTTTGGAAATCAATATGGAGGTGGTGATGATGATGACGATGAAATGTCTATGCCAGCTCAGTCAGAATATGGAAGCGACATTGTAGAAACACAAGCTGAAAAACCATCTACTGGATATTTTTCAGTAGATGATGAAAAAGCAGACTTGCTAAACAAGCTTACCAGGCTTGAGAAGAAGGGTTTCACTATAAACAAACGATTGAATGCCTATTCAGATGTCAATGAGATGAGAGGGGAATACAAGCGTATCATGTATGGAATAGAGGTAGAACAGTCCATCAAGTTTTCCAGGAGAATGTTGGTGGCATGTACAACAGGTTTAGAATTCTTGAACAGAAGATACAACCCTTTCGAAATACAACTCGAAGGTTGGAGTGAGTCTATCATGGAGGATATTGATTCATATGATGGTGTTTTTGAAGAGCTTTATGCGAAATATAGAGCCAAGATGCAAATGGCCCCAGAAGTCAAATTGATTATGATGTTAGGTGGTTCAGCTATGATGTTCCACTTGACAAACAGTATGTTCAAGGCCGCTATTCCAAATGTCAATGATATTTTGAAACAAAACCCAGGCCTCGCACAATCAATGATGAATGCTGCTAAAAACACAGTTCCACGGGGTGCGGTTCCAGCACCCTCTTCTTCAGAAGGGGGTTCAGACCAATATGAAATGAGTGGACCAGGCATCGATTTGTCTCAATTGATGGGAACTATTTCAATGCCACCACCACCACCCGTATCCTCAACCGCATTCAGCCGCCCAATCGAAGTTGATGACCAAGCGGATGATGTCTCTGACATAGTCTCAGAGCACGAGGGAAACACAGGAGAAGATGAGGAGCAGGTCAAGGAAGTTGCAATTCCAGATGCCAAACCCAAGAGGGGGAGAAAGTCTAAAAAGAATGAAATAAATCTTTGATTATATAAATGTTAAGCTACGCATATTTAGATGAGGAAGAGGTAGAACAAGTTAAACCTCCCTCACTAGAAAAAAAAATTATGGAAACTCCTAAAATGCCCGTGTCTCAAGAAGAAACTGAGTGCAATTTAGTAGTTATGTTTTTCGTGGTTGGTGTAATTATACTAGCCATAATGGATTCATCTAAAAACTAAACCCCCTCAGTTTACCAATTTTTATGTTTAAGGATTGGTAAAATGATTTATGCTACAGCCATGATGTAGCAAAGTGCATAATATGGTGGTCGATTTTCATGTGCAGCACCTGAGCCAGTTGAACCAGTTGTTGTAGATACAGCTACAGAGCCACTAAGAGTATGTGAATGACTACCAGATGAACTCGTAGAGTAAGTTTGGGTTCCACGCCAAACTGAATAGGGACCAGGACCTCTCTTTGTTTCTTCAGTTCTGAACGCATATGTGTGTGAATGTGCACCAGTAGAGCTTGTAGAACCACTGAGAGACGCAGAACTAGATACAGAGTGTGCATGCGAGGGTATTTGAGAAGCACTCAAAGTCACACTAGCAGATCCACCTGTATCACCTGGGTTATAACTAAGCGCAGCGCCAACAACAAATTTATCTCTCAAATCAGGTGTTCCACTACCACCATCACACAAAGCCCAACCAGATGGAATTGATGCAGCCGAACCCGACCATAAAACAATTGAGCCTAGGGGTAAAGGTCTCATGACAACACCATTTTGAATGTAATCACCAGAAACATCTAAATCACCGGCAGAAATTGTTTCGGTTGGTGGAGCAGTAATAGTTCCAGTAGCTATGATATTACCTGTCGTGTGAAGAGAAGTCGCTTCGAAACCACCAGAACCATCTCTCACAACAACTGTATTAGGAATATCAGATGTTGAACCATTTACATCCCAAGTAGCATTTGCAGAACCATTCCAATCTGGGCCGTTAATCATGTATCCATTAGAAAGAATTCGTGAAAAGTAGCCATTAATACCATTTTCATCAATAGTGACAATATCAACATCATTATTTCTAAATATAATCTGTTGTCCAGTTTTGGCATTTACATGTGTAGTTCCCGATGCATCTTGACGCAATGCATAACTCGTTGAATTTCTAAAATCCAAATGAGCAAAACCAGCATTATCAGCATGTCCTACATTACCAATGACTGATTTACCAATGTATGAATAAGTATCTAGGTCATATCCAATACTTATGTTTGTATCTGCTTCTATTGTACCATATACATGGAGATGTAAATTACTATCCTTTGGTGTTATAGTAGAAACATCTTGGTGGTCATCCGTATAAGCAAGAACCATTGCATCTGCAGATTCATCATAACCAATAACTACATTACTTCCCGCGCGTTGCATGATTATACCCATATCAAGTAATCCACCAGTATTATTGTTCGCCAAAAGAAGAATATTATCATCAACCGCAAAGTTTTCTGAAGACACAGTTGAGAAATTACCAGTCACAATCAAGTTGGCATACAAATATACATTACCAGCTTCTGACATGTAAAAGTTATTTTGTGAAATAATTTCATTATTTGATGTGTATGTCAAAATAGATGAATATTCAGTTTGATAAAAGTAATTGCGGACAGGGGTTATATACAATCCATCACCGATAGTTGGAGCAAATTCTTGGTTTGTTGCATTGAATGCAATTGTATTGGCAGTTGTTAAACTTGTTAATGAACCAATAGCAATTGAATTTGAACCAGTCGAATTTGATTTGTATCCCATAGCGATGGCGTTATAACCCAAAGTCTTCGCTGCAGTTCTATCACCAATAGCAATAGAACGGTCCCCTTGACCTCTGTAGCCAGCCCCTGTTCCTATGGCTACAGCACTATCTCCCTGGTTTAAGAAACCAGCCTGTGTGCCAATAGCAAC